GTATGGCAACATATCGTCTAGAGCTTCTAGTGACTGAGGAGGGTAAGCCCTTTTATCCTCCTGTGGGAACAGTTGAGTATCCTTCTTCAGATAATGCAGGATACGATCTAAAGATTGTAACTGTAATGCAGCCTACCACAATTGCTACCCTTACCCCCCTTGGTGTAAAGGCTCGTATGATTAAGTATTCTAAGGTTAATGATGATATTACTACTATTGATCATTGCCATTTTACTCTAGAGCCTAGGTCATCTATTTATAAGACTGGGTTTATCATGGCAAATGGTCGTGGAATTATTGATAGTTCGTATCGTGGAGAACTAATGGCTCCAATGATAACTATTGGAACAAATTATAAATCACTAGAGGCTGGCACAAGACTCTTTCAGATCATTGCGCCAGGCCTTGGATACATTAGTGAGGTTGCGTATGTTGATTCTCTTCCTAGCACGGTGAGGGGAGAGGGCGGGTTTGGAAGCACGGGAACTACTTAAATAAGCATCTGGCGGTTCTAAGTAGATGGATATCAATCACAAGGATGGATATGGTACCAAACAACCAAAAGGTTCTGCAACTACTCTTTTGGATTTAGTATCACGGGATATTCAAGATAATACTCTTTTTCCATTAAATGCAAATATAACACGTTTTACTCGCGATGAGGGTCTACGGACAATACCAATGTCTTCTGTATTAAGAGAGTTTACTTTCAAGGGTCCAGCAACTCTTGGTCAGACATTTACATTTGAATTGGGGGATATGAATTGTGGAGATTTAATTAGTGGATTATTTATTCAAATACAGCTTGGAGATTGGTTAACTGCTATAACTAGAAATAATATATTAAGTGGTATTCTAGTTCCTTACACACCTTCACAGCTATGGACATATTGTAACTCTATAGGAACATCTATCTTAGAAGAGGCTACACTAGAAGTAGATGATCAAGTGTTAGAACGTATAACTGGAGATTCTGTTCATGTTAGTTCTTTACTCTTTCCAGAATTGAATACGCATTTTGGTCTAGCAGATACTGTTGGATTAAAGTCAGTAGATGATATTAAAAACGCCAATGGGTTAACACCATTTTTTACTGAAGAAGGATGGATAACAGTTCCGCTTATGTTTTCAATCTTAAGAGAAAAGTTAACTGCAACATTTCCACTTATTTCATGTCGTGCTGGAACGATTCGCATTAGAGTTACTCTTAAAAAATTTAGTCAGATTGTTAGATCTCTATCAGGAGCAAGGATTACGTGTGATGATACACCAACTGGAAAGATATTTGAAGTAATTAATAATGCATTAACATTTAATAAATTAACACAGGTTACTGCTTATAATCTTGACCCACAATTAAAAAATATTCAGCTTTTGACTCATGGCATCTTTGTAGATGGTCCTTATCGTGAAATGTTACTGCGTGATCCATTTGAGCGTCCATTTCGTGAGATTCAGCAGTTTGATTTTACAGAGCCTCTAAAATATCTAGTAAATAAGACTGGCAATGACATGATAACTGTTCAGTTACCACTAGAGGCTAATGGACCAGTAGAGGAAATTGTCTGGTTCTTGAGGCGTAAGGCGGCAGTTACACTCAATAACGACTGGACAAATTATAGTGCAATCTTGGAAAAAGATTATGATCCGACCTTTGCACCCTTAGAACCTTTATTACTTTCAGCAAAGATTCAGGCAAATGGACAGGATATAATACAACAAGATGAGACATGGTTTCGTTCTCATATTGCACGAGCTCATAAATCTGGAAAGATCTCATATGACGCCTTTATCTATGGGTATTCTTTTGCAAAACATCCAGGGCAACACAATCCCACTGGAACTATAAATGCCAGTCGTCTGAACTCATTGCGCCTCACATTAAATGTGAAGCCTCCAGGAGGTACATCTGATACAGAGTGGGAGGTGCATGTATTTGTTTATGCAATCCAGTGGGTCAGATTCGGTAATGGCATCTGTAATAAGGTCTTTATTGACTAATATCGAGAGGGAGCAATCTGTGCATCAATTGGCACTACAGTAGAATCCTCAGATTCTGGTGCCTTATCAGTCTCCTGAAGGCAAGTCATCCCATTATAATCATAGTTGAGCTCAATTCTCTTATCATTCTTTATATAAATCTCAGTATATGTTCTGCCATCTCCCGAGCCTGAATTCCACGAGGATACAAAGACACCCATATAGCGCTTATCAGAATCTACAGCATAGTAACGATGTTCCCCCTTTCCACCCCAGGAGTTAGAGAGATTATTATCCCAGAAGCTTTTCTGGGCAAGAATTGCATAGTAGTGCTTCCCCTTTGTAGGTGTAATGCGAAATATCTCAATCTCAGCCATTTGTATACTATAGTGTAGTATGCAAATGGCTTCAAATTTATTCGTAATATGAGTATAAACAAAAAGACTAAAGAGGATTAGATGGTGGCGAGCTTACTAAAAATTATATCGACAGGAATGCAAGATGAACGATTACAGCCTCCGAAGGGGCAACCAAGTATTGACTCATTAGTAACTGTTATAGTAAAAGCAGGTAGATATGGAACTGCCTGGGCAAGAATAGATTTTGATACAAAGCCAGATTTTGGCAAGATTGCTCTAGCGAGGCTGCCAGTGCAGGGTGAGATTATCGCCAGAGTTTTTCTGGTTGTTCAGATGCCTGATATTCAAACACCCCAAGTTAGAGCTCAGACAACAAAAATAAATAATCAGACTCCTAGCTTTGTAGGGCCTCATTTTGGTTGGACAAATTCCCTTGGGCATAATTTAGTTAATCAGGCTCAGTTACATATAGGGGGAGTTTTATCAGATACAATTCCAGGACAACTTATGGAAATCTTAGATGAATTTCAGACACCCTTAGAAAAGACAGTTGAATCCAGTAGACAGCTCTTGAGAAAAGATAATGGATTTACAGATATCTCTTTTGGTAATACAAGCACTTCCGAACAAGTGGTTGTTAATTTACCCTTTTGGTTTTCGCGAGGAGATCCAGGGTGTTTTTTGCCCATTGATGCCTTAAATATAGATGAGGTTCGTATTACTCTTAACTTTAATCCAATAACGAATCTCTTTTATACCCAATCAAGGCAGGTAGATTCATCTGGTAATCCTATTCAAACGAATACACCAGCAGGTTCTCTGATGCCTATATTGAACTCTAAATTTTACTATGCAGATGCATCTGGTAATACTGTGCCAGGCTTGGAGCCAGTGCGAGCACCTAATCAACGAGTTACTGCATATCCTTCAACTGTAAATATGCCTTCACAGTTATCGATGACAGATGCATATTTATTGGTTGAGTATATCTATCTAGATAAAGCAGAGGCGAATCGATTTCGTATAGCAGATATTCAGGTCCCAGTAGTTCAACATTATACGATTGATCCCGTGGATAATCAGAATACTCCTTATGCAAGAATACCTCTTATTGTGCCGAATCCAACACGTGATATATTCTTTTATTGTCAAAAATACGAGGCACCAGGTTATAATGCTCCTTTTCTTGCGACACGAGACTTAAGTAATTCTGTAACACCCTTTGCACCCTGGTGGCCAGATGCTTCAGGCTTAAGTGAAAGATTATATAGCACATTGCGCCCAGGATTTTCAACGAGATATTCTGAGCCACTAAGTTGGCTATCTTTAGAATATTCAGAAACATTAACACGTTATAGCACTGAGAATCTTGCCCTATTTCGTTCATTCTTTCCATCACTTGAGCAGAGAAAGGCGCCATGGGTAAATCGTTATTTTTATAATATACCATTTGGATTACAGAATGGAATTACGCCATTTTCTATGCCAATGGGCGAGGCAAATTTAGATAAAATTCTCAGACTTCAACTTTCCTTAGGATTCCATCCTGTAAGTGGAAAATTAAATGATACAAGTGTTGGTAGATATATTATATTTTGTTATGCAGTGACCTATAATATTCTGCGTATTTATGGGGGTCGCGGTGGTATGATGTTTGCATATTAATTTATTAGCTCTCCCGACATATTTTTATACTTATAGTATAGATGAATACACCATTTGGTAAGCCCGCATCATTAGATATAACTAATAGTTATCCAACCGGATTAATGGCGCAGTTGGGGCCTTACTATAATGATTCTCAGGATCTTATAAATGCACAGATAAGGTTCGCTGCCAACCAAGCAGATATTATATCTAAAGAAAATTCGATATATGCAATTCAAAATATTGAATTAGAAAAGACTGGAACTATTGCACCTGTTTCTGCTAGTACACAGTCAGAAGCAACTGTTTATATTAATCAGGCAAATCAAGTAAATTATTTAAATCAGCAAATTGCAGCATCTATTACTACACAATATACAAATGCATATGCGATTGAAAAATCATGTAAAGATGCTGGATATTCTTCATTTTTAACAAGAGAGGCATCTCAGATTAGAGTTGATAGATTAAGTACTAATAATATTGCATTGCAAATAGCTAATTTACCTATATATATTAATCCAATGAATATGATACTCCCTTCTACTATTTCAACGACTATTTCTAATCGTATACAAGCTTCACAAAATGCACTTAATGATGCATCTGGAAATGTTCAATCATATATAACAAACACGCAGAATTTATTAAATAATGCAATTATAAAATCATCTTCTGTAACTGAAAATTTATATTTAGTTGCGGCATTGAATACACTTATAAAAAGCATTGCACAAGTAATTTCAGATCCATTATTAGAAATTTTAGATAACGATACCTTGGTTACACAAAGTATTTCAAGTATATCACTCAGTTCTTCAATCTCCCTAGCAAAGATTACTAATAACTATTTAGATGCATTAATATCTAATATAAATGGAACTACAGTAGATCTTTCTGGAAATATACTTGCAATTTCTAATCTTACAGTAACACTTGATTCTATGGTAAAAATACGTGATATTAATCTGTATCTTAGAGATGCAATCCAAAATAATCTTATGAATGCCGCCTTAGGGCCAACTCGTAATAAATTACCCATTACTTATCCTATAAATGGCAAAATTTCACCTTACTATATTGCAAATCAAGAAATAGAGGCAGACGCAAAAGCGGCTGCATATTCTGCTAGACTAGCTGGGGAATTAATTGTTGCAGCAGCAACCGATACTTCAGGTGCACAAGTAGCTGCAAGGACGGCAGTAGTCGCAGCAGCAACTGCTGCTTCTGCTATTTCTCCAATTGAAGCAAAACGGTTATCATTAAATGCAAATAAATCAGCGGAAAATGCCAGGAATATATCAAATGCAATAATTAATCTTAATACTGCTTTTAATAATACTAATACACTTGAACCAGTTATATTAATAAATGCAATAGATACCCTCAATACTATTAAAGGTATGATCTCTACCGCTGAAAAAGTAATTAATAATAAATCTGCAAGTGTAGTTTTATCTTTATCAAGAACTGCATCAAATGGAATTTTAGGAATTTTAAATAAAATTACTGAAAAGGAAAAAGTATCTCTTCAAGAAGCTGCAGATTCTAATTCTGTATTATTATTATTAAATTATGCCCAAAGTATTAATGCAACTATTGCAGATACAGTATCTATTGAGAATAAGCATTGGGCAATAAATGCTGCAATTGCAAGGGCTAAAGAAGTTTCTGATAAATTAAAAGAAAAAGTATTATTATTAAATAGATCTGCTAATAATTCTATGACACCCAGTAAAATAGCAGTTCAAACTGCACAAGCTAATATTGCAGGCTCTAATTTAGCGAATGCTGCTTCAAGAATAGGTATGTTATCTAGAAATATATTTCCTCTACCTCCTCCAGCATATAGTGGATTTAAAGCAGATACACGTGCAACAATCTCTCTACCAAATAGACCATCATTAAATGAACTTGTATTTAGAAATAGAATAGAGCCACTAAGACTTGATTCAGTAAGAACTATTAACGCAACGAATGTAAAAATAGCCCAAGAGGTTCAACAGATAAATGATATGAGTATATTTTCATTTAGACAGCAATAACGTGTACTAAAAATTGATTCCATTGCAGCTGTGTATGTTAGCATACAGTTAGAATGGCCTACTCTGATACTTCTATTAGTATTCACCTTGTGAAGGATAAGAACAACCTGAATCTGGATGATACTATTAGGGTTGTTAAGAATCTAGAGGATAATACATTCGAGGTCACTTACAAGGACAATGGTGATCCGCTTATGCATAAGATGCATTGTATGACTCGGGATAATGTTTCTGATTATGTTTATTACTTGCTCAAGAATATTACTCTGGATGAGGATGGATACCAGCATATTCAATTCTCTCTGCCTGCCATGCCTCGCGTATTGGTTAGTGCATCAAGGCTAAATGATACCTATTACCGCGATCACTTCCTTGAGCTTGTTGAGAATAGCCTAGGCCTCATTGATAAGGTTGAGAAGCTAACTATTAAGAAGCCTGTAGAGAAGACGAGTAAGGTTTCATGTAACTCTTATAACTATCTAGGGCCACGTGAAAAGGATAGGTGTGAATATTCATGTAGGAGTAATTCAAGCTTGCCAAATCTACCAGCATCGCCAGATCACAGATATTTTGAGTAGAAAGTGTAAGAGTAAAATATATATATGAATAA